CAATTAATGTTGAACCATTTGTTGGATATGCCGGTATATTTTGTAAATATAGAGTTTTTGAATCTTATTCACACCAAGCTTTTATTAATGGAACATTATCGCATGATCCTGATTTTAAAGCTTATGATGCGGTAATTCCAAATTATTTTGATCCTGCGGACTTTCAATTTGGGCCTGTTAAAAAGGATTACCTTTTATATATTGGTCGTTTAATTCAACGAAAAGGACTTCAGGTTGTTTTAGAAATTGCTAAAAGAACTGATTTGAAGGTTATTCTTGCTGGTCAAGGTGTAGTTGGCCAAACAGATAAATTATTAAAAACTGAAGAAGGTATAGATATCCCCTTGGATGGAAATATATCATATGTCGGTTATGCAGATGTTGCCTTACGTTCTCAATTGATGCGCGAGGCAAAAGCAGTCCTTATGCCTACTTCATTTTTGGAACCTTTTGGAGGTGTTGCTGTTGAAGCCCAAATGTGCGGGACACCGGTTATCACAACGGACCATGCCGTTTTCCATGAAACAATAAAACACGGTGTAACAGGTTGGAGATGCCACACACTAGAGCATTTTATGTATGCTGTTAATCATTTGGATGGATTTAATTACAAAAAGATCCGGAAAATTGCAATTGATAATTATTCAATTGATAAGGTGAAATATATGTATCAAGAATATTTCCAACAATTACTTGGACTTTGGGGACCGGGGTGGTACGATTTGTCTAATTTAGATAAAAGAACGGAAATGAATTGGTTAAATAAGACATAAATACTATTAATGGCACCACAATTCGCAAAAACTGCACCGAGATATATTGACTTGTCATTAACTTTCCGGGCAAATCCAGTTACCGGTGATGTTGTTATACTCACAGATTCGGATGCAATCCAGGCTTCCGTAGTTAATTTAGTAATGACCCGAAATTTTGAAATTCCTTTCCATCCGGAACAGGGCTGCGCGGTTATGTCCTCTCTTTTTGAGAATATCACACCTATGACGTGTGTTACCATTAGAAGATCTATAATGGATGTCCTAGCCAATTTTGAACCGCGAATTGTGGTAGTGGGTGTTCAAGTTCAAGCAGATATGAATAGAAATGGATATAATACAGTAATCGTTTATCAAATAGTGGGAACATCTGCCCCAATAACTATTAATTTGTTTTTACAGAAATTACGATAATATGTATACACCAAAAAAACCTTATACTCCTAATATGACGCAAAAGGAGATAGATGAAGCGGCTGAAGATATGCGAATTTACCTACGTCATAAGGTTGAAATTCTTAAAAAAATCCAAAATGATTTATCCAAATAAATGGCAAATATAACATCATCTTCCACTAAACTTAATATTTCACAATTAGATTTTGATACCATTAAGGCAGCATTACAAGAATATTTACAATCACAACCCGCATTTTCGGATTATAATTTTGCGGGATCTGGACTCTCTGTTATTTTAAATATACTTTCATATAATACCCACTATCTTTCATATTACCTTAATATGATAGCTAATGAAATGTATTTGGATTCCGCTGATCGCCGGGCAAATATTGTTTCTATTGCCAAACAATTAGGATATACTCCAAGATCCAGAAAATCAGCACAAGCCTTAATTAATATTGTCATTACACCACCGATATCTCCTACACCACCATCAACTTTAGTTATTCCATCATCTACAACTTTTAATACAGTTGTAAACGGAACAAATTATACTTTTATAACATTACAAACTATTAGTGTTCCTTATGATAATATACATAATCAATATGTTGCCAATAATGTTGCTATCAATGAAGGTGTTCCTTATCTATATCAATATACAGTTAGCACTAGTAATCCTGTTTTGTATATGATTCCTAATCCAAATGTGGATATATCTACATTAACTGTTAGTGTTCAAGAAAGTTCCGAAAGTGCTTTATTGACCACATTTATCCAGGAAAATGATATCACCCTTTTGGGATCAACATCAAATGTATATTATCTCCAGGAAGATGATGACGAGGAATATGAAGTTTATTTTGGAGATAATATTTTAGGTGTTTCATTAGTAGATGGTAATATTGTTTATTTGAGTTATTTGGCGTGTAATGCTGATTATCCAAATGGGGCATATATTTTTACTGTTTCGGGGAATATTGGAGGTTATAGTAATATAACTGTTACTACAGTTAATGCGGCTGCTGGTGGTTCTGAAAGAGAAGACCCGGATAGTATTAGATTTAGTGCTCCTAAAAATTACCAAACACAAAACCGAGCCGTTACCGCAAGTGATTATAAAAATATTATTTTAAATCAATATCCAAATGTTAGTAGTGTTGCTGTTTGGGGTGGAGAAAATAATGTCCCACCACAATATGGCACAGTGTTTATTAGTTTAAACCCAGTTTCGGGATATGTCATAACGGAACTTACCAAACAAAGTATTTCGTCTAATATTTTACAATCTCGGAATATTGTATCTATAATACCAACTCTTGTAGATCCGGCTTTTGTTTATTTGGTAATTAATTCAACAGTTAAATATAATGCTCAAGCAACAGGGGCAACATCAGGACAAATACAAGTGTTGGTAAATTCTACCATACAAAATTTTGGTGTTACATATATTGGCGATTTTGGTGATATATTCCGTTATTCATTATTGACCAAATTAATTGATGCATCTGAACCTTCCATCACAAATGATTTAACCACAATCCAAATGCAAATCAGATTTCATCCGGTATATAATGCTATTGATAATTATACCTTGGCATTTTCAAATGGTATTCTTCCAAATACATTATCAAGCACGACTTTTATTGATACCGCAGATCCTAATTATGTAAATGGACAACAATATTACTTTAATGATGATGGTAAAGGAAATATACGAACATATAAATTTGTTGGTCCTATTTTAACATATACAAATTTAAATTCAGGAACAATTAATTATACAACAGGCACAGTTACATTAACAAATTTCCGGCCGGCAAGTGTAATTGATCCAACTCAAATTTTAAAGATTACAGTTTCCCCGGTTATAAATGATATTACACCTATCTTTAACCAAATACTTTTGATAGATCCAGCAGATATTAATATTTCAATGCTTGTAAATACACCTGTAGGAAGCCCCTTAGGATAATATGGAACCTTTTGGACAAATATCTCAATATACATCCCTTCAACAGGGATCCAGTGAATATATTCGCCTTAATTTCCCGACAATTTTAAGTTTTCTACAAAAATATTTCCAATGGCTTGAACAAAATCAAACATCATTATTGTTGGGTCCAATTCAGGGTATATTTTCTCTTTTAGATCAACGGGATATTGATAAGGCTTTAGTTCAATTTCTTCCTTATTTCCTTTTTGAATATTTAAACTCTTTCCCAGCCACAATGTTGGCAGACCAAAGAAAATTATCAAAGCATATTAAAGATTTTTATTTATCTCGTGGTTCAGAAAAATCTTTTTCTTTATTATTCAAGATTTTATATAATGATATTATTTCCTTTTATTATCCAAAAACAGATTTAATTATACCTGATAATGGGAAATGGTCGGTTGATACTGTTATTAGAACAACCACAACAACAGATACATACCAATTTATTGGAAGAAAAATAGTTGGAGTAACATCTGGAGCAACCGCAAATGTTGAAAATGTAATTCAGGTATTATATGGTAATACAACTGTTAGTGAAATTTACATTTCTAATCTTTCTATTATTGGTTCCTTTCAAGTGGGGGAAACAGTACAGGTTAATTTAATTGATTCTGTGGCTACTGAAAATCTTTATGGTTTGGCAACTGGAATAGATATTACCAATTCGGGCACAGCATATAATTCTGGAGATCTTATCATTGTAAGTGGTGCAAATACTACAGCATTATTTGAAGTTAATGTTACTTCAGGAACAAATATTGGACGAGTAGTACAAGCCGGGTTTGCTAATTATCCTGAACCAGCAACTATCCAATTAGCATTAACTGCTTCTAATATTGATAATTTTTACCAAAATATGTATATTACAATCACTGATGGTTCTGGTTCGGCTCAACAAAATTATATTACAAGTTATAATGGTACATCTAAAGTAGCTGTTTTATCTTTAAATTGGAAAATTCTTCCTGATATAACCAGTCATTACAATATCGCATTAGGAAATATACAGACAATAAAGGTCAAAGATTTTGGTTATAATTATACATCACCCATTGCTGCTGATTTTACATTAGCGGGAAATGGTAATGCGACAGGCACAATTAACGTGGGTGCTGTTGGTTACTATGCTGGTAGATATGTTAATAATGATGGATTTTTAGATTATAGAAAATATCTACAGGATGATTATTATTACCAAAATTTTTCATATGTTTTAAAAACTAAAGAATTATTAAAAACCTATAACAATATAGTAAAACAAATATTACACCCAGCGGGATTACAATTATTTGGAAATGTTTTGGTTGAAAATAATATCTTAAAACGGAAGATACATAATATAACTGGTATAATTACACCTACGGAATCTGCGGCGGCATTGCCGGAATCTGGTCTTGAAGTCCAATATCAGATGTTGCAGGATAATACCAATACACAATTATTATATGATATCAAAGATAGTGTATATCCTAGTGGATATAATTCTATACTTGGTTCTTTATCTTCAATTGATATTGATGATCCAACTTGGGAAACTGTAGGACTACAATTTTCAAATACCTTTGTTAATAGTTCTCTTGTTCCAATAAATACTGCACAACAAACGATTATGGTAATTGCAAATGTGACTCAATTACAAGATGGTTCGGGAATTATAGGTTGTATTGATAATGATAATGATTACGGAGTAACTGGATATCAAATTAATGTTAATTCAGATGGTAGTATTACTTTTAGATCCCAAAAAATGAATTTAGGACAAAATGATTTACGAGTAAGTTATCCCGCAGGATCAATTAATACCAGCAATTATTTCTTTGCTTCATTACGTTATTTTAATAATACATTGGTTGGTAATTTAAATCAATTACCACCTATTGTTGGTAGTTATGGTTCAAATGTTGATGCGACAAATATAATCTCCAATTCTAGGAAATATTATATTGGTATTGGTGGATTCCACCCAAGTCTTTCTTCACCACATTTATATAAATCAGGATTATACGGATCAACATTATTTGGTATTCCTTCTGTTATGTCGCTACCCGCAACATTAATGAGTGGATATTTCAAGGGAATGGTTTCTTATGTTCTTATTTATAACCGATTTTTAACTAACCAAGAAATTCTCAATTCATATGAATATCTCCGGGGTATTATGAGTGGACGCGGTATTACTTTATACTAAATATAAATGAGCCTTATGTTAGCCATAGAAAATAATCAATTTAGAGTATTCAGTGCTGAGAAATTTATAGAAGGATTATCTAACCAGGTATCTCCAAATAATTTATATACTTGGATAGGAAAAACTACTCCTTGGAGTGATGATAGTAATCCACCACAACCTAACGATACGGTAGCTTCCAGAATTGCTTCCTTTGCTGATATGATTGCCGCAAAGAGAGTTTCGCCTTCAGATGTATCTTTGGTAATTCCACGAAATGATTGGACCGCATCTACAGTATATACTCAATATGATGATAGAGGATCGGCTTCAAATGGTAGCGGTAGTTGTTATTATCCGAGTGGGGTATATTTAGACCAATATGCACCGGAAACAAATTCTGCACCATTTTATGTTATTACCACGGATAATAATGTTTATAAGTGTTTGAATAACGCCAATGGTTCAGCATCTTCTAATAAACCTACGGGTATTTCTGTATCACCGATTACATTTGCGGATGGTTATACTTGGAAATTTATGTTCCAAGTATCGGCAACAGATGCCCAACAATTTTTGTCTCCGGATTGGATACCAATACATTCATTAACCTCTAATGATGGTTCATTACAATGGGCAGTACAGGCAACGGCTATAAAAGGCGCAATCTATAACATTGTGGTTACCGATCCCGGATCTTATTCAACTACACCGACAATAACAATTCTTGGTGATGGTGGTGGTTGTGTGGCCATTGCCCATTTAACTGGAACGGCTCTTACTTCAATTACGGTAGTACCAGGAAGAGGATATACCCACGCTACCGTGGTTTTCAGTGGTAGTGGTGGTGGTTCCGCACATGCTATTATCAGTCCTCCTGGAGGCCATGGTTCTGATCCAGTTAATGAATTAGGTGCAATGTATGTAATGGTTGATATCTTATTAAATTATGATGAATCTAATAAAATTACAACCGATAATTCTTACCGTAAATTTGGATTACTTTTAAATCCATTGGCTTTCAATTCAGCGTATTTTTATTTCCCATTAGTGGGGACATTAACAACGAATTTAACTTTAGAAACTGTTACGGGGAGTTTGTATCCTAATGAAATAATAACCGGTTCTTCAAGTGGAGTAACAGGTTGTATTATTGATTATGATTTAGCCGGACCGAACATATTACGGGTAAATAATATATTTCAGAATAGCGCAAGTGGATATGCCAGTGGATTTATCTTAAATGAAACAATAACCGCAAGCGGAGCGATAGCTGAGATAGCTTCTATTGTTAATCCGGATATCCAACCAAATACAGGTTTAATTTTAACTACAGAACATATATCTCCTGTTACTCGGGCACCCGCCCAAATAGAAGATATAAAGATAACAATTCCTTTCTAAATAGTAATGAACACAAAATATGCCAATAAAATTTAATTCAGCCCCATATTATGATGATTTCGATGCCGCAAAAGAATTTTACCAAATTCTTTTTAGACCTGGTTATGCTCTCCAAGCTAGAGAACTTACACAATTGCAATCTATTTTTGGAGAACAATTAAATAGGTTTGGTAGTTATATTTTCCAAAATGGTGCAATGGTTAGCCCCGGTCAAATTACATATGACCAAAACCTCGCATATGTGAAAGTTAATCCAACATATAGTTCTGTTACTGTAGATTATGATCTATTAGACCCCTTGGTTTCTGGAGGAACTAATGATACTATTATAACATTAACAGGTATATCTGGTACATTTGTCGAAAATGAATTAGTTGTAGGCAGCACAAGTCATGCAACTGGTATAGTTTCTTTATATAGTTCTGTAACTAATATATTGGTATTGAATTCTGTAGTAGGTACATTTATTACGAGTGAAACTTTGAGTGGACAGACAAGCGTTACAACAGCCACTTCGGTTGCATTATTTACGGCCACAAATAACATTTTAATCCAAGGTGCAACCACTGGTGTTGTTGCTCAAATTGTTCAAGTTGCCAGAGATATAAACACCTTTTATATTAAATATGTAACTTCAGGCACAAATAATACTTCAACTATATTTGCTGATAATGAAGTTTTAAATGTTCTTCCCGCAAATGTGGGTATATGCCAAGCGATTGTTTCAGGATCTACTGGAGTAACAGCACAGGCATCTATTGCAGATGGTATTTATTTTATTTTTGGTAAATTTTTGAATGTGTTTTCTCAATCAATTCGTCTTGAGGATTATAATCAATTCCCAAGTGTAAATGTTGGATTAGAAGCAATAGAAACAATTGTTACGCCAGAAGAAGATCCTTCTTTAAATAGTAATGCAATTGGTTCTCCAGATTATGCGGCGCCAGGAGCACACCGATATAAGATTGTATTGAATTTAGTGGCTTTACCGGCCACGGCAATTCCTGATAATGAATTTACTTCTTTAATGGTAATTACCAACGGTATAATTCAATCACAAATCCAAGTAACCGCATTAAGTGAAATTGCCAAAACCTTGGCGCGCCGAACATATGATGCGAATGGTAATTTTATTACAACACCATTTGGATTTGATATGCATGAGGGTCTATTAGTTGGAAATAATGGAGGAATCTATACTTCTGCCCAAGGTGGACAGGAAGATGAATTGGCTTTAGGTATTGAACCAGGTAAAGCATATGTTGAAGGTTTTGAAATTCAAACTATTGCCAAACAATATCTATCTTTAAATAAGGCACGTTCAACTAATTTTTTCCAAAATAGCCATACGCGGGCATATCTAGGAAACTATGTTTTCATTAATCGTTTGTTTGGTATTCCTAATTACGATACATGGCCAAAAGTTAATTTATATGGGACCCCAATTGTTACTGATGGTGTTGCGCCTGCAACTTCTGTAATAGGTACCGCAACAATAAGAGGATTACAATTCCAAGAAGGTTCATTCCAAGTCATTGGTGATCCTGGTCCTATTTTCCAATGTTTCTTATCTGATATTAATATAAGTGTTTCTGGATATGCATTAACAGATATACGGTCATTAACAGTTACCGATGGAACATTCCTTTCTACGGCAAATATTCTTACTCAAGTGGATATTGTGAATGTAGTTGGTTCTTTTACACCACCTTGTACCATAACTGATGGAACTAATGTTGAAACCGTATATGCGTGGGATGATACAAATAATTTACTATTAACTTTACCAATAACTGTAGCAAGTGGCAGAACAATTTCTATATCTCTTAATTCTCCTATCACCTCAACGGTAACTGGTTCAGCAAATATATTACAGCGTATTACTTTATTCGATACAGCAGATAATATTTTGATCTATCAATTACCACAAAATACTGTATCTACCGTAAAAGATACAAGCGGAAATACTACTACATCTTATCCGTTTAGACAAGTTTTCACTCCTGTTGTACCTACAAGCAGTAAGGCTACATTTGCAACAAGTACCAATCAAGTCTTTTCTGCAATGGATATTACAGATTATGTGGCGACAGTTGAATCATCTTCTCCATCTGGTTTGGAAGGTACATTAATTGATGTTAGTAATTCTTCACCAACTTTTGCATCCGCTTTAACACAATTAACATTTAATGTTCCTGCAACCGCAACACATATTAAACTTTCTGCTACAGTAATAACTCAAATTTCGGTTGCTAAAACTAAGGCACTCCAAAACCAAATATTAACCGTTACCAGTCCGGGAAATAATATTAATCTCGGTAAAGCTGATATATACCAAATTACCGGTATATGGACAGGAACAGATGATACAGGAACGGATATTACATCTTGGTATTCAGTAAATAACGGACAATATGATAATCGGTATGATTATGGAACATTGACAATACTTCCTGGATATACATCTCCAAGTTCAATTTATATTAAGTATGCCTATTTTACTCACGGTGGTGGTGATTATTTCAGTGCTGATAGTTATGTTGATTTTAATTCACCATTAACAAATTGGTATTTACAAATCCCCACTTATCATGGCTCAAATGGAACAGTATATGCACTACGAAATTGTTTAGATTTTAGACCACGAGTAAATGATAGTGCAACACCAACAAGTGCAATTGCAAAAGCTGCGGTTCCTTCACCACCAGTATATGGGTCTGTAGGTCGTCTTGTAAAACCAAATGATGATGTGGTTACTGATTTTTCATATTATTTGGCGCGCGTAGATAAAATTTATTTATCAAAAACTGGTACTTTTGTTGTCATAGAAGGAACACCATCGTTAGCGCCATTAGAACCACCTGATCCTTCAAGTGGAATGGTAGTTGCAATTCTTACATATCCTGCATATACATTTTCTCCGGAATCAGTTATTATACAAATAATACCCAATAAAGTATATACAATGGCTGCAATTGGTAAAATAGTTGAAAGAGTTACTAATTTAGAATATCTAACCGCATTGACTTTATTAGAACAACAAACCGCCAGTATGCAAATTCCTGATGCAACTACTGGATTAAATAGATATCAAGCAGGTTTTGTGGTTGATAATTTTGTGGATAATTCTGTTGCTGATTATACCAATACAGATATTCATTATGCTTTAGATGCACCTAATAATATAATGCGTCCCACATATAATACGAATACTGTTAATATGGGATATGATGAAACTCAAAGTTCTGATATTGAATATCGGTCATTGAAACCAACTAATAATATTTTAACATTACCATATACTGAAGCGCCAGTTGTTACCCAACCAATGGCTTCTCGGCAAGAAAATTTGAATCCGTATAATATTTTCCAATTTATCGGGTCAATGACATTAGATCCCGCTACTGATACATGGGTAAGTATAACTTATGCGCCCGATATTAATGTTACTGACAATACGTTATATGATGCTACACAATCACAAACATCAAATGTTTTGGGCACAATTTGGAATGCATGGACAACAGATTGGACAGGTACCACACAATCTACAGCAACTACAATTGGTACAGCACCAACAATAGGGTTAGGTCAACCTGGTTCTGAAGGTATTGGAACACCACCAACTGGTCCCGAAACTATTACAGCTACCACATATGATACAATAGCCCAACAAACACGAACAGGAACAATAACAACACTTGTAAATGTTCCAAATAAAACTGTTAATACTAGTAAAGTTGTTAGCACTGCTATGGTTCCATATTGCCGTGCCAATACAATTGCATTTTCTGCTAAAGGATTAAAACCATTTACGCAAGTTTGGCCATTTTTGGATATTACTCCTGTTGCTGCATATTGTACTCCAAGTACTTTAATTACAGATGCAAATGGTGCTGTATCGGGAGTATTTAATTTACCCGATCCTTCAATCACACAAGCTTATCCATCATTTAGAACTGGTATAAGAGTTTTTGAATTGTGCAATGATCCAAATCAAACCACAAGCAACATAACAACCTACGCAAAGGCAAATTATATTGCATCGGGTGTATTAGATACGGACCAACAAACAATCACTTCGGTAGGTGTTCCTGAAATACAAACACAAACCGTTTCACAAACACAAACCGTTGATTTGGGATCTTATACAGTATGGGTTGATCCTCTTGCACAATCATTTTTGGTAAATACATTACAAGGTGGTTATTGTATAACATCGTTGGATGTTTATTTTGCAACCAAAGATCCTAATATCCCGGTGACATTACAAATAAGGCAGATGTTAAATGGAATACCAACACAATCTATTGTTCCCTTTAGTACTGTTGTTTTAAATCCGAGTGATATTAACACTTCTACTGATGCATCTGTTAAAACTAATTTTAAATTCCCTTCACCTGTTTATTTACAACAAGGCGTGGCATATGCTATTGTTTTAATGTCAAACAGTAATAATTATTGGTTATGGACGGCTTTGATGGGTGAGGATGTTTTGAATACTGATGTTTTGATATCTCAAGTTCCTTATGCTGGTTTATTATTTAAATCACAAAATGCTAGCACTTGGGTGCCTTCACCTGCTGAAGCCATGAAATTTACTCTTTATCGTGCCGTATTTAATTATGGTGTTCTTGGGACAGCAATATTGGAAAATCCAATATTACCTGTAAAATCTTTACCAGATCTTTCATTAATAACATATAGTGGTGGATTAAATGCGATCCGCGTATCTCATCCAAATCATGGTATGCCTGTTGGTAGTCTTGTTACAATAACAATTCCGCCAGGTGCAGGAAATGCCAACTGGGCGGCTAGTTATAATGGTATTGCGGTTAGTTATATTGTGCCTACAATAAGTGGAGATTTAAGAGCTTCATCATGGGATTCTGGAATTGCTGATACTGTTTTGGGATCACGAACATATATGATAAATAATATTGAATTGGATTCTTATACAATCTTCATTGTAGACGGCAGTAATGCGGTTGTTAATGCTTCTTCATCTGGTTTAACCGGTGTTGCATTAACTTGTACTGAAAATTATGCTTATGATGTAATGATGCCAATTGTAAATGAATTGAATTTTACCGGTACAAGTACCAATTATTATATGAGAGCTATTACTGGACAATCTACCCACGGGATACAAGTTCCCTATAATAGAGTATTGAGTGGTAGTTTCCCCTTTAACCAATTTACTCCAAATCAAAATGTAAATTTGCCGGCACCTCAATTAGTTGCATCAGCAATTAATGAAAGTCAATTGATTGATTTTGGAACGCCATTTGCTAAAAAGAGTCTTGTGTGGGAAATTGATTTAACATCATCATCAGATAATTTATCTCCAATGGTAGATGCATCAAGATGCGCCGCTTTATTAATTAGTAACCGAATTGATTATAGAAAAGATGCAACCACACCACCAACATCACCTGCCGGTGCTGCACCGGCATATGTAGCAGAAACCGTATCAAGTGGTGAAACAGACGAAGCTGTTTTTATTACTCGTCCAGTAACATTACAAAATCCTGCCAATAGTATACATTTTTGGTTAACAATTATGTGGCCATATGGGGCCCAGGTTGATATTTATTACAAGATATTGCCCACAAATACAAATGCCACATTTGCTTCACAAAATTATGTTTTATTAGATCCTGATCCAAATACAAATTTTGCGCCAGCACAAAATCAGAATGATTTTAAAGACTATTATTGGCATGACGATTATATTGGAGATTTTACAACATTTTCAATTAAGGTAGTAATGCGTTCCACAAATTCTTCGGCTGTTCCTTTGTGCCGACAATTAAGAGCCATTTCACTTGAGACATAATGATTATTCCCGATTATTTACCCATAACTAATAATCCTCGATTATTTCGGCATACAAATTCAAGAGGAGTAATAAATACCGATAAACAAGCGAGGTCACAATATATCATACAGAAAAACCGAATCCTCGGGGATAGAGAATTACTAAATAATGCATGTAAAGAAATTGCGAATTTAAAGGCGGATGTCGCCTTTTTAAAGTTATTAGCAACAACAAAAGGAAAAAATGAACTTTAATAAATATACATCTACAAGAGTTCCGTTTCGTAAATTAGGTAAGTTGCCAAAGAGGTATGATAAGCGTACATTTAAATTGGCAAATTATCTTACTACTACTTTACCAACACCACCAAAAACAGAAAGTTGGTTATCAAAAGTATCAAATTGGCCGATGATGGGAAATGATACCGTAGGAGATTGTACATGTGCGGGTGCGGGTCATGCAACACAATTATGGACCTCATACGCCCAAACTGTTACATTTGTTCCAACAACAAATCAAGTATTAGCAATGTATTCTGCTATTACTGGGTATACTCCAAGCAATCCAAATTCTGATACTGGCTCGGATCTTCTATCGGTATTAAATTATTGGCGCAATACAGGAATTGCAGGTCATAAAATTCTTGGATATATGCAGTTTGCAGAAACAAAAACACCATCAAATCAAGTGGAAAATGTCATATATTTGTTTGGTTGTGCATATATAGGATTACAATTACCGCGCGCGGTACAAAATATGAATAGTTGGTATATTCCAACAGGCCAAGCATTAACTGGTGATTGGGCTCCGGGTAGTTGGGGTGGACATTGTGTTATTGTTCCATCCTATGATACCACTATATTAAGTGGACCTGATGGACCAAGTACAAAAACCGTTGGTTTAAATGTAATTTCTTGGGGTGAGGTTATCCCAATGTCATGGGGATTTTGGAATGCATATGTAGATGAAGCATATGCGGTTTTATCCGCAGATTGGATTAACCAATCTAATTTATCACCAAGCAATTTTAATTTAACACAATTGCAATCGGATCTAAATTCATTATAAAGGAAAATTATGAAAAACTTATTAATATTATTTGCGTTCACTGGTCTTTTAACCTTTGGACAAACACCGTCACCATCACCCTTACCGGTTATTCCATTGCCATCTGGTGTAGCTATTTTTGGTGAATTTAATCAATTAGGAACGCCAAGATTTACCGTAGGCATAAGCGCATTGTATCCATATGGTCAATCTGCGGGCAATGTAGGAATTTATGGTAGTACAACAGCCGATGTATCTCCTGTACATGCAACAGATCCTACAACCGGAAGAAAATTTTATGCTGTTTCGGCCGCTGTCCGTCAAGGTGTTCATAAGGATATTTTTGATTCTGGTAAATTTTCTTTCTTACTTGGTGGAGATGTTGGTCCAAGTTTAAGCTCCTCAAATGGATCTACACTTGTTAATTTTTCAACATCATTTGTAGCAACAGGATTATATCAAGCTTCTCCTGCTGTTAGTGTAATTGTTCCTGTTAGAATGTTATATATTGCTAATGCTGGATGGAATCCAGTACTTGAAGCCGGTATTGTAATTAATTTAGGTAAATTACCTGCACCTGCCAGCGTAAAAGCATTACATCATTCTTTATTCACAGTTAGTCGTTAAAAAACGATCTAATAGCGTGGTGCTATCATATTATTATGAGTAAACAATTAGGATTATGTAATTCCTCTTGCATATCCCATTTCATTGTGCTATGATAGTATCACGATGAAACAAAGCAACTACGATTTTTTCTTGTGATTATTGTGATTTTGAGAACGTAAACAGTCTCAAAGGTACTGGTGAACCTAATTTATCACCAGTGGTGTTGGCCCCCTAAAAAAGAGAAAAGGTATATACCTTTTCTCTTTTTTTAATTATATTATGAAATTAGAACAAATAGGATTTTATACATTATCGGATAAACGAGTACAAAATGCCAGCGATATTTCCAATTTATCGCGGTGTGAATTACTCTTGACTGGTCGGTGTAATTTCCGATGTCCTTATTGCCGATCTGTTGGTGGCACCAATATGCCATATGAAGATGCGGTAGCCATTATTCGCCTATGGGCATCCCAAGGATTGTTTGCCATTCGTTTTAGTGGTGGTGAACCTTTGATGTACCCAAAACTTGTTGATTTGGTTGAATTGGCACATTCTGAGGGAATACAAAGAATTGCTGTTTCTTCAAATGGATCTTTTCCTTTTAAAAAATATACAGAACTTATATATGCGGGTGTTAATGATATCTCCATTTATCTGGATGAGTGTTTCGCCGAAGATGGAGATAAAGTGGGCGGTG